CGCGAGGACGAACGGATTGGCTGCCAGTGTCGCGGTGAATGCCTCCGTCACAAACTTCGCGGCCGTGGTGGAAATGTTGTAGGCAGCCAGCGCGCCGGTAAATCCGCTCACGCCGACCGCAATGGCCGAAATGGCTGCTACGACGGCCGGGTGCTCGTCTACAAAATCGCTCATGCCAGCAAATACGTTGGCGAATCCCTCGTATACCTGCGTGAGCGCGGGGTTTAGCACGTCGCCGACAGAGATTTTCAGGTTGTTAAACGAGTTCTCCATCCGCTGCTTGCTCTTGTCGGTCGTGTCCGCCATAGTGGAGTACGCCTTTTCGGTCGCGCCTGCGCTGGTACGCATGGAATCGAGCACGCTGTTGTACTTGTCGGCTCCTGCGTTGAACAGGGACAGAGCACCGATACCGGCCTCTGTGGAGCTCCACAGGGCGTTGAACGCGGTACTGTCTCTGTCTACCGCATCGCCCAGCATAGCCATGACGTCGCCGAGGGAATAGCCCTGCTCCATGAGCTGTGCAAAGGTCTTGCCGGTGGAGTTCAGCAGAACCTCCGAAACGTCGCTGCCGGTATCGCCGAGCTCATTCAGCATCGATTTGAGGTAGGTGCCGGATTCTGCGGTGGCGATACCGTTGGCGGTTAGGACAGCATAAGCCGAGCTCAAGTTGTCCATCTGGACGTTGTAGGCAGACGCCAGAGGAATGACCTTGCCGACGCTCTGCGCCAGTTGGTCCACGCTCGTTTTGCCAAGGTTCTGCGTGGTGATAAGGTAGTCGGAAAGCTGTGTAGCATCCGACGCCGCAAGCCCGTAGGCATTGATGGCTGTCGTCAAGACGTCCACGGCCGTAGTCGCCGACGTAAAGCCGCCGACGGCCAGTTTGGTCGCGGTTCCTGCAAAGGACGCCGCATCCGCTGTATTGACGCTGGCGGAAATGGCCTGATAGGTTGCCTCCGCCATATCGCTGGCTGCCTCGCCGGTCTCATTGGAGTAGGTGCGCACCTCTTTCGAGATGTCGCTCAAGGATTTCTGGCTCGTATCCGCGATGGTAGCAACCATTGCAGTGGAGGTCTCGAACTGTGCGGCCGCTTCGGAGCAGTCAAAAAAGCCGTTCTTAATCTCGTTCAGAGTGGCGGCTATTCCGGCCGACGCAAGGACGCCCTGCAGCTCCTTGATGCCGTCGCGGCTCTTTTTGCTCGATTCCTCGCTCTGCTTGCCAGTTTCCTCAGACTTATCGCCGAACTTCTCGACCTCATCCGAGGCTTTACGGGCTGCCTCCGCTGCCTCGTCGAGGTTCTTCTCGGTCTCGGTCGTTTTCTCGGACAGGACGCCGGTAGAATTTGCCGCCTGCCCGGTGGCTTTTTCGTAGTCCCCGATGGCCGAGGACAGGTCATCGACGGAATCAGCAGCAGCGTCGGTACTCTTTGCGGTCTGCGCGGCCGTGCGGGAGACCTTGCTCAATGCTCCGTCTGCCGCCGTGCCGGTGTTCTCGAACGCCTCAAGAGCCCGTTCGCCGCTCTGCGTCATCTCGTTGAACTTGGAGGAGATTTCGTCGATGGCCTTGAACACGACTTTCAGTGTTGCCATGTCGGTCCTCCTATCGCCTTATAGGGACGAGCTTCATGGTATCCCTTCTGCACGGGCGCGCGCTTTCCTCCTCCTCGGAGGCGATGTAAAAGAGCTTCTGTCTCCGGCTCATTCGGTCGAACTCCTCCGGTCGGAGACCGTGCCGCTGCCAAAGTACATGGGCCCAGTACGTCTCGCTGCCCGCGCTGCGAATCAGTTTTTTGCGTCGTCGATTTCCTTTTCATCGGCCTGCTTCTGCTCCTCCTCGGAGAGCTGACCGCCGATGCCAAGCAGAGCCATGACGACGCGGGTGACATGAGCAAACTCGTCGGCGCGGGAGAAAACCTTTTCCGGCATCTGGGTGATGTCCACGCAGTTGTAGTACTTCATCAGCTCCGGGTCGTCCAGCTTGGGGTACTGCAGGGCCTCAACGAGGATGTGACGGGTGGCCTTTGCATTGTCGCGCTCGTCGCGGAAAACCACGTTGCCGCCGTTGATGTAGGGATTGCCCTTCTTGTCCAGCGCGACAGTGTGGGTGTGGTACCCCTCATTGATGGCGCGGATACGCTCAGAGGAAAGCACCTTGACCTCGAGCTGGATGACCTTGCCGTTCTCGTCCTTAAAGCTCTCCGGGGCCGGTACGGTGACGACCTTCTCCACCTCTGCTGCCTCGCGCATAAAATATTTCAGGTTCTTGCTCATAGCTGTCTCCTCCAAAATAAAAATCGGAGCCCCTCCACCTAGGAGAGGCTTCGCCTGTATGCTCCCGACCAAAATGTCGGGAGGTTAGATGATGTTCTTGATGTTGAAGTTGATGACGTCATCGACCACGCTGCCGCTCTCTGCATCCAGTGCGGTCAGGGGAAGGTCACCAGTCAGGACGCAACCGACGCAGGTCACGACATCGGAGCCGTGGGCTGCATAGTAGTCAGAATTAGCGTCGTCCATGATGCCCTGAATCACGAACTCGGGCGTCGCCTTGGTTGCCTGATACTCCTTGATTTTGGTCTTGAGCCAGTTGTTGGTCCGGCGACGGGTCATGCTGCCGGTGATGGTCGCGCCAACCCAGCGGGTAGACGGAGTGGTTTCGTTCAACTGGCGGCCGGTCCACGTCTCCGGGGTGAAGTTGATAGTCATCTTCACGCCGTCCATGACCTCGACGCCGTCGATAAGCGCATGGCCCTCGCGGAGGCTAATAGGGTTTTTGTTGTACTGCATAACTTACCTCCTGCTGCTTTAGCGGGTCTTGACGGTGAAGAACAGCTTCTCGGCAGAATCCACAGGCTGGATTGCGACGATGAAATAAACCTCGTCGCCGTTGCTCAAAGATTCGTCGATTTTGAAGTCCGCGTCATAGTCCACGTTCTTGATGGCCCCCATATCCTCGTACTGCTTGAGGATGGACTGGCCGATGCCCTTCATAGCGGCGTAGCCGGTCGGGCTGTTGTCGTACTTGTTGGGCGGGAAGTTATTCTGGATGGCCTCCTGAATAGCGTCCAGAGTGCGGATAACGCGGTTCTTGCTGTACGTCTTGTCCTTGGGCTTCTTGAAAGAGACCAGAGAATTGATGTCGTACTCGATGATGACGTTGCCCGCCTCGGAGTAGGAGAAGAACATCTCGCCGTTCTTGATGGCCGCAATGGCTGCTTCGTTGTCCTTGGGGTCCACGATGCCGGTCGCGCCGTTGTAGACCTCGTAGGTGTTAGACTTGATGCAGCTTGCGGATGCGGTGATGCCCGCAACGAATGCGCAGGCCTCCGCGTGGGTCAGCTCAACGCCGTCAACAACAACAGAGTTTGTGACATTGATGACGCCCTCGTGGTCGGGGCTCTTTGCGTCCGGCAGAACCACATTCACGCCCTTGCCCATGCTCTCGCGCATATACTTGATTTTGGTGATGGCTGCGGTCTGCAACGTAGCATCGGTAACGGGGAAGCACAGAGTATTGAACTTGATGCCCTCCATCTTGTCCACAAACGCGGTGACGTCACCGTTTGCGCTGGTGACGTTCGTGCCGCCTGCCAGCTTCACGCCGGATGCCGCTTTCAGGTCGCCCGTACCGGTGAACTTCACCAGCTTGTCGTCTGCTGCGGCTGCAATAAGCTCCTCGACGGTCTTGACGCCCTCGTACACAGCGGTGGCGTCAGCATCCAAATACACGGTGACGTCAAAGCCGCCGACGGGGTTTGTGACGACAGAGACGTGAATATCGTTGCCGCGAGTGCCGCCGTACTTGGCCGTTACGGTCAGCGGAGCAGCGGTTCCGGTTGCGGCTGTGCCGCTCTCCGTGATGTAGACGATGACCTTGGAAGCCTTTTTGAATGCCTCACGAATCAGGCGCATCTTATCGTTGGTCGCGTCGTAGACGCTGCGGCCGAGCTCCACACTGTAAGCATCCGGGGCCGCTGCCGTCAGGGTGATGGGCGTCTTGGCGGGGCCAAAGTCGTAGCCAATCAGGGGCAGCAGCACGATGCCGCGCTCAGAGTTGCCGACGGTGTCGTTGCGGTCGCTCTCGAAGTTGATGTAAGTGCCCGGGCGGGTCTTTCCCGCCAGCTTATCGTATTTACCGCCTGCCATTAAACAACGGCCTCCTTTCCGAGCCACTCGTCGATGTGCTTCCGCATCTCCTCGACGGTGTATTCACCAGTCATGCCCGCCGTGGCACCGGCGAACGTGCTGGCCGAAACATGAAAAAGCGTCCGGCAAGCCTTTGCCAGACGCTCAATAGGGAACTTCTGCGCGGTCTGTGCCGCGCTCGCGTTCTTCTCTGCCATGCAGATACCTCCTATTCAGTTTTTTCCTCGGCCGCTTTGAGGTCGAGGTTGTAGTGCATCACCTTCTGGCAATCCACCCTGTTGTACGGACGGCGGCTGTCCCAGTGGAGTGTGAGCTGGGCTGTGCCTGTGTCCAGCCGTTTCACGCCTCCGGGGTCTTTGAGCCGTACTCCGCCTCCTACCGCTGCTCCCGCCTCGTCAATGAGCGGGACAAGCAGGCGGGCTGCGCAAATGGCGTTCAAGGCCGCTGCCGCGCTTGCGTAGGCGTCCTCGTCCGTGCTGGCGAAAAACTTGATGTACCAGTCATATTCCACCGCATAGGACGCGAACGTGTCGCCGAGAGGTGTGAGCTCCGGCTGCGGAAAGAAAACAGAGGGTACGACGAATCCCTCCGGGATGTCCCAGTAATAGGGCGTAATCCCGGGTAAGGAATCGAGGATAAAGCGGATAACGCTTGCGATTTCCTGCTCTAGGGCAGCCATAGGTTTCACCTCACAAAAAATCCTTGAAATACTCGTCCAGCCAGCTCTGCAGCTTCTTTTCGAGCAGCTCCGGGTAGAGCTTTTCTAGGATTCTGATGGAGCTTTCCCAGTAGTGGGAGCCCTCCACCCATTTCATTTTTAGGACCATCCCGGTCTTTTCTCCCGGGGTGTAGATGAAGTGGTCCTTTCCGTTCGCCTTTTCCCAGTGTCCGGGAACGAATCGCCTCTCTATCCCTTTCGGGTTGGTCCAGTGGCCGTCATTTACGAACTTGGCGTACTCGACGTTCGTGCCGACCTCAAGGGTCAGGCCGTTCTCGTCGAGTGTCCAGACGTTCTCCCCGTCGCCTTTTTGGAAACTGTGGAGCAGCAGCCGATAGTCCAGCACGTTCCGGCGAACGATTTCATCTTGCAGAATGCGTAGGAACTCAATGCCGAGCCCTTCAAGAAACTTGTTCAGTGCCCGCTTAAAATCGCCCTGCGCGGCCGTTCCGAGCCGCTTCACGAAGTTTTCGAGCTCTACTGTGTCGAATGTCACCTGCGCCATTACAATGGCCTCTGTTGGGCTGTGCGGTATATCTTTACCGTCATGTGATGCCCTCGGATGTTTCGCGGTTGACCTGCGGTGTATTCGAGCCCTGTTTCGCTGCTGACGATTTTGTCGTTGAGCCTGATGTCCGTTCCTGCCGGGAGCGTGAGCTTTATGTCGCTGTCCATATCGTTCTGCGGTTGCTGCTGAGCGATTTGGATGGACGCGCTACGCACTCCGAAATGGCACGGGACTTCCTCGAGGTCCGGCTGTTTGGGGTACTTGAACTTGGGGGAGCCGGGGAGCCCGTAGCCGGGGCTCGTGCTCTCCTGCTGGGTGTGGTAGATACTGCAACGATGGTCAAAGAAGTCCTCAATAGCCATTGGCTCAGAGGCTCCTTAACCGCATCGTGACGCCGTTGAGCGGCTGCACGACGACGTAATCGTCCAGCAGGCTCTCCACGCCCAGTTTTCCGACGTCTATGATGCTGCTCTCTGCCGTGTAGGAGTAGTCGTCAAAGGTCTCGCTTTTGAGGCGGACTTTGGTCTGCTCAACGGCATTGTGGGCGTATGCCTCCGCGATAAGGAGGACCGCCGTCTTGACGTTCTCCGGGATATCGGGGTATTTCTCCGGGTCGTCGAATCTGTTGTTGCAGTAGTCGATGACCCAGCTCTCCGCCCGGGAGATGTCAATTTTGAGCTTGCTGTCGGCGCGGTTCTTTACTTCCTCAAATTCTGTGTACTCTTTGAGTCCCTCCGGCGTGACCCACGGCCGTTCGGCCATCAGCCCTCCGGTGCGATGATGGCGGCCGCTGCGGCTGCATCCGCCTCATACTCCTGAATCTTCTGCAAAATGCTGGCCTTAGTGGTGCAGCCGGTCAGGTCGATGCCGTTGTCCTCGGCAAATTCCTTAAGCTCGTCGAGCTTCATCTTGGAAATGTCGGGGACTTCCACGGGCTCCTCGGCGACGGCTGCAATGACCTCCGCCTTGTCCTTGCCGGTGGTGTCCACGCCCATATCGTCGGCCAGCTTGTTGAGCTGCTCCTCGTCCATCTTGCCGAGGGAGTCGGCGTCCAGATAGCCGGTTACGGTGTGAGCGTCAGGGAGAGCCTCGAAATAACCGCTTTCCAGCAGCGCGGTATATTTCTCGTGGTCGTCCACAAAGACGTCAGGATGCGCCGCAGAGGCGCGCACAACGCCATCGTAGGACAGGCCCTTAATCAGTCTAAGGTGCATAGCGTCCTGCCTCCTATCAGATGGATGCCAGACCGGTCACAATGGCCGTTGCGTCCAGCTCCTCGACCAGCGTGTCGAAGTCGAAATGCACGACATAGAAACGCTTGTCCTGATAGATGGCCTCCGGGCCCTCCGTGGTCTTGCGGATGACGACGCCGTAGGAGTTGACGACGACCAGGTTCTTCGGGTCGGTCAGCATAATAACGTCGTCGGGCAGGGCCGGGACCTCGATGACGGGAACGCTGGCGGGGTTCTCGACGCGCTTATCGGTGATGATGCCGCCTGCGGTGACTGCCTGATTCAGGATGTAACGCTCCCACTCCTGACGGCGGTGGGGGGACATCAGCCAGCGCAGAGAGCCGTTGTTGAACTTGTCGGGGACCGCGCGGAGGCCCTTGTAGAACACATCCAGAACCATTGCACCGGAGTTGATGCCGGACACATCGACAACGTGGCCGCCCTCCTTGAACTGCTTGACCCAGCCGTCGTTCACCTTGAGGAAGTCGGCGTCATCGACAGTACCCAGCTCGGTGGCCTCGCCTGCGTCGAATGCGCCTGCGGTGTGGGCCGCGGTGTACTGGTAGACCTTCTTGTTGTATGCGACGAGGTCGCCAATAGCGTAGGTCTCAGAGGAGCTGAACTCCTTGACCTTGGCATACCGTTCGTCGCCGTTCAGGCACAGGTCCTCGCGGTCGCAGCCAATCTGACGGGTCATCAGGTTGGTGACGATGGTCTCGTAGTTGGAGCCCTCGATGTTTTCGCGCAGGGTCTCCTCCGTGATTTCCCACGGCAGACGGACAGGGGTGCAAGCGTATTCCAGCTTGCCATGCTTCACGCCGGAGCGGTAGCCGTCGTCGGTGTTCTCGGTCTTTTTGCGCAGCAGACGGCGGCCGACGCCAATCTTGTCGATTTCGCCGGTCTTTGCGCTGCGCAGCTCGTGGCGGACGAGGCCGCTCAGCGGAGTGGCCTCAAAAGTCTGCTGAATGAACTTCTTCGCCTGCTCCGGGTTCAGTGCGCCGCCAGCGGCCAGACCGGCGGTGGTGATGGTCTGGCCTGCTGCGTTCACGATTGCCTTATTGCTTCTCATGGTCATAGTGCTTGTTCCTCCT